TAGCGTTTTCAGAACTATGCTTGTAAACACCTTTATTAGCTATTGTATAAGCTGCAAAAGGCAAATAGTGAACCATACTCCAGTGTATTAACATTGGTTTAATATAGTTGCTTAAAAGCGTTTTATACTTTAAAAACCCTGCTTGATTAATATCACCACTAATAATTAAAGTTTGAAACTTATTGTATAAATCAGTTCCTAAATAATTTTGAATAGTAATATCCTGTGCTATCTTTAAATACTGAATAAAATCATCAGTATCTAAGTTTCCATTTAATATACTGAATCTCTTTATGTCTTCCGTTGAAATTAATAACGCGTATGCCATATTATATTAATATAAATCTATTATTATTACCTCTTTTCATTCTTGCGTGTTCTGCTTTATGTTTTAAATTAAGTGATTCACAAGCTTCTCTAAAACTATTAAAAAAAACACCTGTATACGAATCTAAAGTAATAATTCCGTTAGAACTACCTATTTTCTTTTTTGTTTCTTCACTATGAAAATATCCTTTTCTTGAATTGTTTCTTTTTAATTTTTCTTCTTTAGATTGAATTCTACCTTTATGAACTTTAGTTATTTTGTCAATTGTTTCTTGAGAATGTCCTTTAACTCCATCACCACCATCTGTTAAATTAACAAGCAAACCTTTTTTCAAATCTTTTCTACCATATAAAGAAATTAATTCAACTTCTTTTTTACAAGCTTCATCCCAAGTTAAATCTTCAAACAATATGTCAACTTTATAGTCTATTTTAGATACAATATTATTCCAATAAAAATTTCTACTGTGTTTAGAATATGCTCTTTTATATTCATTACCAATACCTATGTAAAATATAGTATTATTGTCTAATCTTGTATGTGAATAAACTATAGCCATATCTATTTTTTATAATCTGGGTGATGTCCGTTATTTGGCATATCGTAAGGTCGCATAGCTACTTCTTTATCGTTTCTTACTCTATAACCGTATTTTTCAGCTTTATTAGTAGAAATAGTTGTAGCATTTGGATTAGTTACATCTATACTTACATTCTCAAAAGATACATAAGTTTGTCTTAACCATTTGTGCTTACAATTAACTCCGCCTTTGTAAAGGAATAAATCGTAATTATTACCATTATGACCTTGACCTGGATTTACTTCATTTGAAGTAGTTTGCTTAATATCTTCTTTTCTGTAAAGTTTATCAGCAGCTAACATTCTTTTACAAAAAGCTCTTTGCCCTATTAAATCTCCACTATATTTATAGCGTGTAATAAATCTAATTCCATCAATATTTTCATCTTGACTAGATTTTGAATTAGGTCTTGCAGTAATTGTAGAAGCTAAATCTAATATTTTAGAAAGTAAACTTTTATCTTTTTTACCTTTTTGATTTAAGAAATCTATTTCAGCATCTAATTCATCTTCTAAATCTTGATCTACTTCGCTTTCGTCAATTAATATCCATTCAGCACCTAAGCTTTCACCTTTACTAATTAAACTATCTGCTATATCCACAGAAGTATCCTTATTACTTGAACAACATACTGCAGCCATTTTGACACCAGTTTCTTCTTCATTAGTTGTAGCATTAGCAGTATTAACATCGATAAAATCTAATGGTTGTATTGTTTTAAAATATAAGTTTAATGCTATATCATTTACAGCTAAAATAGCATCTAAAGCATCTATAATTTCTATTTGGTATGGTCTAATAACAATATTATCGAATAACCTAGTTGCAGTTTCAATTTCATCTGCGTTGTTACTTAAACCACCTCCTGTATCTCTAATACCTAATAGCATAGGTGAAGTAACTCTATGGCCTACAATTAACTTCTCAAAACATTCAGTAGAAAGATACTCGTAGTGTGCAGGTGCATCATTTAAAGGTATATCATCAACAGTAGTTTTATTCTCTAATGAAGCATTAAAAGATACAATTACTTTATCTCCTTTAGCACCTGTTAATTTACGCTTAACATCGTTAGCAATTTCTTGTCTTTTTTCTTCTGGTGGTATATTATTATTAAAGTTAATTACTTTAGTACCACTAAAACCATTCATTACATCATTAATCAAATAATCTGCAATTTCTTCTTCTAGTTTAGCGTAAGGTAAAGCACCTGAATAATCTATTGGAGTGTAATAGTGATAACCTGATACATAAGGTTTAATAACATAAATTTCTACTTCGTTACCATTACCAAAACCAAAAGCAGGAATACGCTTTAAAACATCTCCATTTCTGTATTTACTCCAATCGTGGTGATAGTACCAAGCTTCAATTTCACCTTTGTCATTACACTTTTCAGCCCTTAAAGTGTTCATAGGAAAATGTTCTACTCTAGTTACTTTACCTTTATTGTAAATAACCTGCATAGAAGCCATACCTAATAACTTTCTTTCTAAAGCTACTTTCTTTAAGCAATCTCCTTTTATAATAGACATCATTTGTGCGTACTGATCTGGCTTTCTATTTGAATCAGTTGCAGAAATACCTTTACCATATATCATATTGGTAACACCAGTAATAATAGCGTGGTTAGTATTAGAATAAAGATACCTGTCAATTAAATACTGAAAATAATTATTATCAGTTCCATATTGTACAAAATCTTTATTTTTGCTTTCTTCTATTATAGGAGATGTATAAGCACTTAAATTTAAAATGTGTATGTTATTCATAAATTATAAATTCGTTATCTGTAGTATGCTCTACATAAGCATTCTTGTTTATAGTATAATCTGCTATAGTTTGGTTAGTGCAAAAAGCTAAACCTGTATAAACTACATTAGAATTATTTTTAACTTTTATAGTATAGTATTTATTTTTTAAAACATCTAAAGCTACGCTAGTTTGAATATAGTATTTAGAAGCAGTAAATGTGCAATTAACTTCTGTTTCTACACTAGTTTCTTCATTAATTAAAACTATAGAAGTAGCAGTAGTACCATTTACAATAAATCGTAATGTTTGTACTCCTACCTGTTCTTTTAGTATTATCATTGTTTTATTTTAAAAATTAAAAAACTACAAATTTGTTATAACAAAAAAAGGGTAGCAAAAAGCCACCCTTTAAAAGTAATATAATTAAATATTAAGATCCAACAACAACAGTAAACCCTGCACCTGCTAAAGTATCTCCGATAAAGTTAGCTGGTACTGGTTCCATACCTGTAAGAGTTAAAGTATATCCACTTAAATCTCCCATAGCACCACCTGTTACAATAGTCCCACCAGTTACATCCATTCCGTGTTTTAATCCTGCATAAAAGAAATTACCATTGTTATCTTCTACTACAACTTGTGGACGACCATAGGCCATCAATTTAAGTTGTTTGTTATCTACAATAGATAATTTTTTAAATGTTAATTCTAATACTTGCTCGAAAAATGTAGTACCATTTTCTCTTGAGCTGTTTACATTTTGTGTAAATGTAGAAACACCTTTTAAATCGTATTTATAAGCTGTAGGAGTACCAGCAACATCGTCAATAACATCTGTATTAGTGCCGTTGTAAGTGTACCCTGTAGCATCACCATAATTTACGAAATAAACAGCTTTCAATCCACCTACTGAATCCTTACAAGGTTCAATTCTACCTAATGAAATATCACAAGCCATAATTTATATATTTATTTTGAGTTAATAATAAAAAAAAAGGATGGTGTTTATTCCACCACCCTTTTAAGTTTAATTTTGCTAATTATTAGTTAGCAGAGTTAGTGATTCCGTAAGTTACAATATCTTGTACATTTCCGTATTGTACACCAGCAGTAAATCTAGCTACTACTCTTACATTTTCAGATCCGTCAAGATCAGCCATATCAATTAACTTAACAGTGTTCAAGTCGTTTAATAAACCTGTACCGAAATATAAGTTAGATTTTTCAGCAGCAATAGCAGTGTTAGCAGCCATACCATTACAAACGAATATTTTAACACCATCAAAAGTAAGTGATCCGTTATTCCACCATTGAGTACCCATAGTGTTAGTACCATTAGCACCTAAACCTGAAGCACCAAATCCACCTAATGCTCTTACATAAGCTTTAGCAATATTTTGAGATACATAAATATGTAAATCCTCTTTTCCGTAAAGTGCAGCTGGTAAAGCGTCAACGATTTTACCTAATTCAGTGATAACATTTGCAGCAGTAACTGTAGTTCCAGCAACTTCTTGAGCAGTAGGTAAAGCAGCATCAGCAGCTAACAAAGTAGCGAAACCTGCAAATTCTCCTGCGTTAGCGTTAACACCTCTCCAGATGTTTTGTTCTGTTTTTTCAGCAACTTTAGCTGCGACGTGTGATAAGATATAATCAGCAAATGATGGAGGTAAAGAGTCAAATGCAGAGTATCCCATTTGTACCGCTTCCCAATCCGATTTGAAATCGGACTTGCAAAGTTGCAAATTTACCTGGAATTCCTCTGGTTGTAAAATTCTTTCAGTTAAAGTTACAGTAGAAGTAGCATCAAAATCACAAGTTGCGTTTTTAACGATTGCATCAGTAGCAAGTTTTTTAATTACTTCTTTGTATTTTACATTTGGTTTTA